GAGATCATTCCCCGAATTGATCCAACAGAAGATGAGGATGATGATTAAACGCGATAAAACATTTAACGCACGCTATTTAGTGGTGTCAGACTTACAAGTGCCATTTCAATTTACAGAAGCCGTAGTCAATCTAAAAAAGTTGGTTAAGGCTTTTAAGTTTGATTTAGTTCTTAATGTTGGTGATGAAATGGATTTTAATACCATAAGTAGATTTAGCGAAGGCCGGGCAGAATCCTTTATGCAAACCCTTAATGAAGATAGGGAAACCTGTAAAGATATTTTGTACGATTTAAAAACAGATGTAGTTAGTAGATCAAATCATTCAGATCGGTTATACAAAGCCATAGCCCGAATACCTGGGTTAATGGAATTACCTGAGTTGCAGTATGCAAAATTTATGGGCTTTGATGATCTAGGCATCCACTACGCAAAACAGCCTTATGCAATCCCTGGTACTAACTTTGTGCTTTGTCATGGGGATGAAGGGGTCATATCTAGGGCAGGCGGCGGTACGGCGTTGAACCTTAGTAAAAGGTGGGGTCGCTCAGTAGTGTCGGGGCATACTCATAGATTGGGCTACCAATGCCACTCAGAAGCCTTTAATGGCCATTTAGAGCGTGTTTTAGTGGGTATTGAGTGTGGTCATACATGCGACCTGAAAAAGATGGCTTATACGAAAGGCTACGCCCAATGGCAGGCTGGCGCAGTGATCATACATATCAAGCGTGGCAATGTAAGCGCGGAGATGATTCCGTTTAACGCTGATGGGTCATTCACGGCTATGGGTAAGGCCTTTGGGTGAGGTAGATCACACGACACACCACACTGGCCTATTGCATTTGTCAGTGGGGTAGTGTTTAATTGCATTTGTAAACGCAATTGACCTGAAGGGGGTTAATCAAATGAACGCAGTTTGGAATGAGTTAAACGAAGTAATAGCAAAAGGCAAATGCCGTAAATGTAAATATGTTCGTAATTATGATTGGTCAGATTCAGGTGTTTGTGCCGCACCTTGTGAAAATTGTGGCGCAGAATCTTATGATATTAAGTTGGTCAAATAATGAAACACACACTAATAATCAGAGGTAACCGCAAAGGTTATTTTGATGCAGGTTCATGTTCTTGCGGCGAATTTAATCAATATCTAACAAGAGTTACACGCCGTGGCGAAATTAGCGGTAACAGAGATTTTATTAAAAGAGAATTTGCAAAACACAAAGCGCAGGCAAAATAATGCTGACAACAATTGAAAGCGTATTACAAACCAAGATTGATTTTAGATATTTAAAAGATGAAGATCAATATATTGCATCAACATCAAATGTGTTAGGTGAGTTCACATCATTTGGTAAAACACCTGATGATGCAGTGCGTAGATTAAAATCTAAATTGTTTGGTTTACTGGCTGAGTATGTACACAACCAAAAGGTGAACCACTAATGAAAATTACAAAGAATCAATTTGAAGGTTTAACGCAAGCCCAAATGGAATGGGCAACTGAATCAGATTGGCTAACTCAAAAGGATCGTTTTGAAGATTCAATTTGTTGGTCGCATCTGTTTATTTATTGGGTAGAAAATTATGCTTCAGCAATATTGGCTACTGAGTTTTTAAAGCAAAATAAATATGACTTCAGCATTTCATTTGATAACGCTGTTGGTCAGTATTGCTTTACAACCAACTATCGCGGATCGTGGGTTTACGCATGAACGCCTTAGCATATATTGAAAAAGGTTGGTTTGTGATGCCATTGAAGCCACAATCTAAAGAGCCATGTAAGTTCTTACGACATGGTTATCTTGATGCCAGTAACAAAAAGTCATTGGTTAAAAAGTGGTTTAAAGATGATCCTGATTTAAACATTGGATTAGCCATTGTGCAATCAAACCTAGTTGTGTTGGATTTTGATATCCGCAATATCTCATCAAGAACCTTATGGGAACAGTATCGCCGGATGTGCGTTACATCTAATACCCATACAGTTAAAACAGATAATGGTTTTCACTTCTATTATTTGGCTGATAAGAGTAAGCAATTTAAAGGCAAACTAATACCGGGTATAGATATTAAACATAAAGGTTATGTGGTGCTACCACCATCTATACACCCAAATGGTTCTATCTATCAGGTAATCAATGATGTTGATCCGGTGGAATTGCCGGCTGAATTAGAAATGGTGATGAGTTGGAATTAGTTAAATACGATAAACAATCCGGTGCTTATGTTGATGAAAAGCGTAAGCACTTTGTAAAGGCTTCCCTGATCCGCCAACACGCCAAAAAGGCTATTGGCGCTAGGCAGATCAGAGGAAGGCTATCAGCCAAAATGGTTGAAGCCTATTGGTTAGACAAGTTCAAGGAAGCGGTGAAATATGAACTATGAAGTGTTTGGATGGTTAGTAACAATTACATTGTTTGCATTGGTTGGGTTGATTCTTATGGCAACCTGGATCATTGCAGTAGAAAATGGCTACGACAAAGGATTTAAGAGTGGCTATAAACGCGGCAGTGCCGATACAAGACAATCAACTGTTAAGGTACAAAAATTTACAGTGAGTAATTATCCGACAAGCAACCATCCAGCGTTGCGTGCAAAGCAATTGCAAGAAGATAACGATTACTTAATGGAAAAGGTTGTAAGCCTTTGGGATAGGGAAAACAAATAATGAATATGAATGATTATGTTGATGTGGCTGAACGCATTGCACAACTAAAAGAGTTGTACCCGGAAGCATCATTGCAACCATATAACCCAAATAAACCTTATGAGATTGTGCAGGTGGCAGATAAAACTTATATTGTTTATACAGCCGCCTGTTATCGTGATCCACATGATGTAAGACCTGGTGTGGCATGTGCCTGGGAACAAATTCCAGGTAAAGGCATGACCGCCGGCAGTGAACTTATGATATGTGAAACCTCTGCATGGGGGCGAGCCATAGTCGCGGCCATGAAAACTGCAACTAAAAGGGTTGCATCTAAGCAAGAAGTTATAGCGGCTAAGAACAGGCAAACCTGGGCAGTTACGCCAACAGAATCTTTAGATGCAGAGTTACTATCTAGGACACCTGAGCCAACGCCTGTAACAAAGGCTATCTATGGTCAGCCTGGTAGCAAGTCGGCATTGATGGAAAGGATTATGCGCCATCAGTTTGAAGAAGAAAAAAAGCCTGATGCTGACCCAATACCAATGAGTTTAGAACAGGTAGTTGATGCAGTTGCATCAGATGTACCTGCAATTCAATATTGTGAACATGGTCAAATGGTTCTTAAAACCGGAATTGCAAAGGGTCGTGGCACGCCGTACTACGGATACACATGCCCTAAAGGATGCCCGGCTAAGTGGGCAACTATGAGTAAAGATGGCAAGTGGTTCTACCCTGGGGCAAGCAATGGGTGAATTACAAATCATTAGACCTGATGGCCTTAGATCAACATTTACTGATGATGGTGTTGTAAATGATTTTGTGCCAAATAGTTTGCGTTGTGTTTGGTGTGATGATCCTAGAGTTTTATCAGATGGTACTTGCACACAATGTATGCAGGTAGCAAGTGAGTAAATTTAATTATCACAAAGCAATGTTAGAGGGTCATGGCTACAACCTTTATGTAGCCGATCTTCTATCAAGTTTTGGTGTACCAGGCATTGAAGTACCTGAATTTTCAATGGCTAATAATCCTGATGAAGTCAGAGATAAAACTATGAATGAGAAGGATGTAATAGTTGATGGTTTGGTATTAGAGATTAAAAGCAGTAGCAGAATGTTTAGGGATGTTAATGATTTCCCACATAATCCCTTAATAGTAGATACTGTTAGTGGCTTTGATAGCAAGGTAGTTAAGCCGTTTGCTTATGTGATTATTAGTCAGATTACACATCATCTGTTTGCCATACCAGTGGCGACTAAGCCATCCTGGACAATCAGAACTTACCATGATGCTGATAGGAATCATCAAGATAGGTTCTATATGGTACAAAAGCGACATTGCAGGCCATTTGTAGAGATGGTTGATGTGTTACTGGAAAGAGCACATGAACGAACCAATCAGATGTAACCAGTGTGGTGCATGGATTATGAGAGATGATCCGTGCCTTACCTGTAAGTTGTTAGACAAAGCCAAACACGCCGGATATTGATCTAAATTTGAAAGTTGGTGTTTATGTTATATCTTTCATCCCAGGGGGCTAAGCGAAACTCAGTTATACAGGGTATTCAATTGCCATCTTCTCAGCCAATCCAGGCAACCAGCCGTGGGGGGGGTTTGGGGGGGGCATCACAAAATCTAGTTACCAGGGTATCCAATAAA